ACTCTTTCCCTACACGACGCTCTTCCGATCTTCTCAATAGTTCCATCATCCTTTTTAATCTTGAAGATGCACTGGCTCATGTCAAAGTAGTCTTTATAGACATCGTTCCACAGATAGAAGAGAACCTTACCGACAAATTGCTTTGCCGTAATTTCACGGTCATTGTTCTGAGGCTTCACGAACCAATAACCCATCTTCTTGTCCTCACTACCAGTGATATGGTCGATACTGTTGTTGATCGTATCAATGAATGTCCACCAGTCATACTTCTTGTTCCTTACCTTTATATAATGCTTCTTGCCAGCATCCTCGATAGGTACATACTCCCAGTCCCAACGACGCTTAAATGCAGAGTCAATTGGGAACAACGATTGGTCAGACGTGTTCATCGTAGCCAATATGTACAAGTTGCTTGGAAGCATCATTGTATTGCCGTTCTTGATGTCAGCATTCTCAATTTCCGATTTTGCAAACTCCTTCCTTAGGTAGTTAGCAATATCCTTGTCAGGAGTAATACCATAAGAAGACATGCCGTTTTCATCACGGTCAAGCAACTGGAATAAGTCGCCAAATATCTGAGCACAGTTACCACGATTTATCTCTTCAATAATAAGGTAGTATGGTTCACTTGTATTTTTCCATGCAGCTATATATGCTTGAAGGAATGCCTGTGCCACATAGGAATAAGAAATCTTTGTTTGCTCCTTACCACCTACGATGGTTCCTGTTGGTTCCATTGTTGGTTTGTAACATCCCACAAAAGTCGAATAGTCACTATCTGGGTGGAAAGTTGTACGAGTGAAGTTCTTTGTGGACTTGGTTATCTCGTTTATCTTGTATGACTTTCCTGTGCCAGGAGCACCATAGTAAATCTGCTGAAGGTTTAATGACAAATCAGGTTCTTTCTTGGGTGCTTGTGGATTCTCAATATGTTCACCACTGGAATCTGCCTCAAAATCATTGAGCCAGTTGAATCCAATCAACCAAAACGCAGCATACTCACCATCTTCATTTTTATACAACGATATTTTATATGATGAATTTGGCAGTAAAATCTGACGTACAAGTTTGGTAAATACACCATTACTCTCAAATTGCTTGAAATATGGACGCAGTTTGTTAGATCCTACAGACAATTTTAGGAGAGATTTTGTGTACAGCAAACCGCTTTCATCCTGAGAAGTAGCCAAGTACTCTAATATGCTTGAAACAGTTGAATCAACTTCCTGTTCTTTTTCATGTAGGTATTTACATACATACCCAAGCATACTAATGATGTTGCTTGGAGTGAAGTAATGTTTCACTTCAATAGCCCCAATACTTGTGTCTTCTCCATTATCTACAGCTTCGTAGTAAGATGGAAATTCTTCTCTGAGTGCAGCATCGGCAGCACCCAAAAATACATGTATTGTACCATTACCCGAACCTTGTTTGCGTTCAGGCAATAGAATTTCGTCTTTTACATCCTCCCAATTTAGAAAGATGTCACAAACGAGTTGGTTATAACCTAACTCATTCATTTTATTGTTATACACTTGATCCATATATAAAGCTGTTTTTAGTCTATACCATATTTTGTTATATCCATTTGCTTTAACAGAGCCATTAGGACATTCACGATTATACTATTGCCTGATTGCTTGTAGGTTGCAGTATCAGAGACTACGATTTTGAAAGAGTCATCAAATCCCATAAGCCTGAGACATTCTCTAGGAGTCAGTTTTCGGTAACGTCCATAATCTGATGACACAGGGATATTTTTATCTCGTTGCATTTCTGCTAAAGACTCAGACTTGAAGCGAATGGCATAATTGCCATTTTACTTATCCATGAAATACTGCTCTTCAAAATCATTGACAGAGAACAGAGTTTCATCTGTTTGAGGTGTTTTCTTGTCATCCAAGGTCTGAGGATGAAATACAAAATCCCCATGCCAATTAAATTGCTGATTCCTCTTCTGACATAACTGAACATTGCCATTGATTTGGGTATAGCTCTTTATGTGATTTACATGTGCAGTAACGAATCTTACACCCTTTTGTTTAAGCAAATACTTGGTGTCAAAAGTACTCTCCAAGAAATCAAATATAGTCTTATTCAGTTCGATAGGTGCTGGATATTTGAAATCAGTTTCCTTCTTGAAACCAATGCAATATATCCTGTCACGGCTTTGTGGAATGCCGTAATCTTTACCATTTAGTACTTGATAATATACGTCATAACCGCAGTCATCCTCAAAAGTCTTCTTAATTACTTCCCAAGTGTGACCACCATCATGATTGAGCATTCCTTTTACATTCTCAAATATGAATACTTTTGGCTGACATTCAATTACGACACGAGCGAACTCACGAAATAGTGTACCACGAGTATCTTCAAAACCACCACGTTTTCCTCGCATCGAGAAAGCTTGGCAAGGTGCTCCGCCCACAAACAAATCAACCTCGCCATTGAAGGGACGAGCATCTAATTCATGGATGTCCGAATGCCATTGAGTTTCACTAATGTCGTAGTTAGCAAAATAAGCCTTTCTACAATCATCATCGACATCGCCAGCAAACTGAATTTTACATTTCAATCCAAGTCTATGGAACGAATGTTCAATGGCACCAATGCCACTGAAAGAGGTTGCCAAACGTATAGTTCTCTCAGGATGAGAAAATTCCTTAGTAACCCAATCTCCAGATGGGTCTATGTTGGCTTTGGTATTCTGTATGTCTTGATATTTATTCTTCATTGTCAATTCCGTATTTTGTTATATCCAGTTGTTTCAACAAAGCAATCAAGACATCAACAACGATACTATTGCCTGCTTCCATGTAAGCAGGAGTATCTGAGACTGCAATTTTGAAATCATCCTTGAACCCCATTAGTCGAAAACACTCTCTTGGGGTAAGTTTGCGTATGCCATTTATGCCTTTGTCTTTCTTATAGGTAACATAGTTATCTACTCCGGCACGATGCATTTTATGCATACTTTGGAGTAGTGTCCTTGCAATTTTTCGGTCTGTTTCAACAGAAGTCTTGAAAGATTTAGTTCCACTTGCCAATACATATTTCGCAACCTTTTCCGACAGATAATACTTGTCTGCAACGTCTGTGATAGGAAATACAAATTCGTTGAACCTTGGCATGTCTTCACCATTGGCAAGTATCTCTTTGCGCTCAGGGTATGGAGTAATGACCTTTTTGTCGCCAGACTCACATACATAGTCAGATAAAGTACAATCTTCTAGGAAATCATACATTTTGTAATCAGTCTCAATTGGTCGAGGGTACTTGAAAGCTGTCTTCTTCCTAAATCCGATGCAATACAATCGTTCACGGACTTGTGGAATACCATAATCTCTGCTATTCAGCAATTGAAAATGAATATCATATCCACAATATTGTTCAAATGTATTTTTGATGACAGTCCAAGTCTTACCGCCATCATGTTTGAATAGTCCCTGGACATTTTCAAAGATGAAAACTTTTGGTTTACATTCTTTTACCAAACGAGCAAACTCTCTAAAGAGAGTACCTCTTGTATCTTCAAATCCTAATTGACCACCTACTGTTGAGAATGCTTGACAAGGCGCACCTCCAACCAACAAATCTATTTTGTTACGAAATGGTGTTGCGTCAAAATCATGAATATCTGTGTGCCACTGTTCATCATTGATGGTATAGTTGGCGAAATATGACTTCTTGCAGTTCTTGTCAATATCTCCAGCAAACAGGATTTGACTATTGAGACCAAGTCTCTTGAAAGCATATTCTATAGCACCGACACCGCTGAAAGAGGTGCCGATTCTTATTGTGCGTTCTGGGTGCGAAAACTCGCGTTCTGTCCACACCAATCCATCCCAATCTATGTTTTCAGGGGTGTTCTGTATTGATGCTATGCTATCTTGTTTTGTCATTGTTATGCAGTTTTTATTCCTAATGCTGTTTGCAATTCATCAAGCCCGATTTCGTAAATATCAACATCTTCGCTCTTGCAAACCGCAAAACACTCATCCATTAAACGATTATAGATGGCACACTCTTCAAGGGTAAAAGTGTTGATGCCACCTTCGCATGAAACATAGTCTTCAAACATGTCATCAGGATGAAAGTTCACCTTGCGCTCGAACACAATATGATGGAAGAATGCTTCTACATCCTTCACTGATAATATGTGCGATTCATTTGTGTAAATCATTGTGTTCTTACTTTGACTCCTGTGATAGGAGAAATTGTTTGTATTCTCTAACGAGCAATTCTTTTATATCGACCTCTAATAGATCTGCTATTTTTAGCAAACTCCCGAGATCTGGCTGAGAAGAATTAGTGCACCATTTACTTACAGTAGATGGAGTAACACCAAGTTGCTCTGCCAACCAACGTGCAGTACGTTTTTTCTCGAACAGCACAATCTTTATACGATTAATATCTTCCATTTCAATGTACTTTGATGGTACAAAAATAGTGAAAATAATTCAATTTCTTGCACTGAAGATGAAATTATCATATAGATTTGATACGTTTTTATGATTTTTAACGGTATTCTTCCCTCTTTTTATCCTGGGACTTGGTGGAACCAGTCGGTCTGCCGAGTTTGCCACCTTTTTCAACATACTGCTTTCTACCTGAGTTCAGTCGGAATGAGATATTATCACGTTCCAACTGGGCACAGGTAGAAAGGGTTGCTATCATGACAGGAGCAAACAAAGATGGTTTGCCTTCCTTGTCAAGAAGCGTAAACTGCTCCTTCTGGATATAGAGGTTTATGCCACAGTCAAGCAAATCCTTAACAGAGGCAAGAACCTCAAACGCATTCCTGCCCAATCTCGACAACTCGCTGACGAGAAGGACATCAATGCGATTTTCCTTGCAATACTTAATCGCCTCACACAACACAGGTCGCTCATCATTCTTCTTCGCACCAGAGATGTGTTCCTCGAATACCTTGCGGACTTCCATCTTTTGATATGCAGCATAGTCAGACAAGTCCTTGACCTGCCTGTCTGTGCTTTGTCTATCACCGATACTGCTGACGCGAGCGTATATGATTGCCGTTATAGTTCCCATTTTAATCAAAGACTTGATTGAACACCGAAATACGTGTGTTCAGACAATCTTTCAAGACTTTTTTGAACACAAACTTATTTTGAACACAAACCATCAACCGAAGAAGCCACTTACAAGGTTGACTGCATCGACCTTTGTGTTCATCACCACATCAGCGTAGATCTCCGTTGTGTGGACGTTGGTATGTCCAAGCAACTTACTTGTGGTGAAGATGTCAGCACCAGCCGTTATGGTGAGAGTTGCAAATGTATGTCGGCTCGTATGGAATGTTACAAGCTTTGTGATTCCTGCATTCTTCGCCATGTGCTTCAATGCTCTGTTTGCACATCCTAATGTAGGGGCATTGGGAAACACTTTGTCTGCGTTGGCTGCATCGCCTTGCTTTGGCAACCACTTCAATGCTTGTTCACCAAGAGGAACAATGACAGGCTTCTTTGTCTTCTGCATGGATGGAACATGTATCACTAATCCGTCATCAGTCTTTTGAATGTCTTTCCATCTGAGTGCAAGCATATCACTATGACGCAAGCCTGTGAAGCAACAGAACATAAAGGTTTGCTTTGTGGTTGGGCTTCCTGTATTGACCCCTTCCATGGCATTCAACTCATTTACTTCCAGATATGTGCGGTCACTCGGAGTCTTCTTGAACTTCTCGTTTTTCTCCAAATCGTAGTATGGATTCTTACGGAGCACTCCATCCTTCACGGCTTGATTCAGGATGCTGTTAAGTGTAGTCTGTATCAAGAGCTTTGTCTTAGGCGAAAGTTCTTGTGGTTCATCCGACTTGTTATTTCGGTACACATCATTGACATAGCGAATGAAGTTCTGATAGAATCGTTTATCCACTAATGCCAGAAGCATACGAGGACGATTGCTATATCTGAGATATGACTTGACGATGTTTACAGTCTTCGTCACATTCTTGACATAGGAGTCAGAGAGTTTCTTGTCATCCTTAATATATATAATGTGTTCGTCCATGTAGTCAGCGAATATCTTTGATGGTAGTCTCTCTTCGCCATCATCGACTTGCTTTTCTACGCAAAGGATGCGTTCTGCCTTTAGATCGGAAGAGCGTCGTG